ATAAAGGCATTCGTTATGCTCCGACCATTGCTCTTGAGAAGTTACCACCACGCACCCTAGCGTCTGCTACAGCGCCTTTAGCGGCCTGCGCTATCTGTGGCATTAGTCCAGCTATCTCGGCTCTAACAGTGCTTTGTATGCCTGTAGTGACGTTTATCGTCTGATTAACAACAACGCCTGCACCACCGCCCATCTGGTTATTGGGAATAATGTTGCCGCTAGAGTTAGGAATAAACAACTCAGGGCCGCGCTCACCAACTAAATATGGGGATTTGCCTTGTACAGGTCCGCCCAATGCTTTAGGTTGCATAGGGCCAACAAAGTCGGCATGGCCTGCTATATTAGATGTTGACTGACCAAACCCTGCGATTGACTTAGTAATAAATCCAAAGGCAGCATCTACAATATACTTCTGCACCAGCATCTTAATCAGGCTATCTACAACACTTTTAGCCATAGACTTAATTGCATCTGCAAAGTTAGCAGCACCTGTAATGCCTGCCGTCAGAGCGTCTGTAAGACCGTTTAAGGCGTTTGTAGTAAATGACTGAACTATCTCGTCAGTGTCTTTTACTGTAGTTCTCCAATCTTTAAATGCCTGCTGTACGTTGCTAAGGCTTTTTTCAGTATCGCCAAATATATTGCCTTTACCGTCTTGTCCACCAATCGCATCACGCAGTTTTAGTATTTGCTTAATGGTGTCATCAAAAAAATCACCAAGGCCATTTTTAACCAAAGGCTCTTGCATCTCTTTTAGCTTTTCGTTAGCTAAAATGACTTGATTCATTAAGTCTTCTATTTTGTCTTCTTTGTCTTCCAAGTCCTCGCCTGTCAAAATGTCAGCAAGGCTGGGCAAACCTCCAGCTTCGAGTGCAGATATTTCACCAGCAAGCTCTGATATTTCTTTCTTAAACCTAGCGATTTTATTTTCTTGAGATTTAATTTCAAAAGAATCAAATATATTGTTAGCTTTATTAACAAAGCCAGATATTGCCTCCAATCCCATATCTAAAGCAGAAATTATGTTAGCAATAGACTGCAAGAACCCGCGGGCCAAAGACTGCGCCCACTTTTCCACACCGCCTTCATCCTTAGCTATTTCTTGGAAAAACTTAGTAATTTTTTCGGTAACTGCTTGAATGGCAGGGGCAAGCGCAGCAACAAATTGATCTTTAACGCCTTTCGCTAGGCTTCTCAGCTTAGTTAGTGAATCAACCGCATCTTCCACCCCTTTAGCAGCAGTGCTGGACATAGTTAGACCGAGTAACTTGGCCTCACCCAGCATTTCTTTTAAGGCATCACTGCCTTGGGATAAAGTATTGACAAGGGCTGCACCTTCGGAATCAAACAGCTTAAAAGCTAATCGGAGCCTGTCTGACTCGTTGTTTACGCCTTCAAAAGCATCAGCAAGAACAATCATGCGTTGATCTAAAGGCAGCTTTACAAGCTCTTTAGCGTTTAAGCCTAGCTCTTTGATAGCTCCCTTAGCCTCACCAGTACCTTTAGCTGCTTCAGCAGTTCTACGGGTAAACCTTTGCAGGGCCATATCCATCGTCTGAGTTGCCACGCCAGTGAGGTCAGCTGCATACCTTAACGCGCCCAGAGCCTCAGTGGTTGTGCCTATCTTTGCAGCAGTCTTTGCTAGTGAATCTGTAGCGTTTAGAGATGATTTGACCAATAAGCCAAATCCAGCCGCACCAGCAACGCCAACCAGTGCAGTTCTTAGGTTAAGCACAGTGCCAGCTATTGCCTTTAAGCCTTTAGTTGCAGAGCCAAAACCTTTCTTGGTTTTATCGAATGCCCGTATCGTAATGTTTACATTTTCAGCCATTGTTCTCGCTCATTATCTGGAAGTAAGCCAGCCACTCGTTAAAGTGACTGACAGGCATTTGCTCTGCTTCTTCTATGCTCATATGAAGGCGATCAGCCAAGGACAATAAATTCATCCGTGATTGATCGCTTCTCAGTTTCCCTCAGCCGCCTCTACAGACTCAATCTGTGCAAACATCTGATTTGCGATTTCACTGATTACGTTAGTTTCTTCGCCCATCAAATCGATGCGATCCTCAGCAGAAGTAAAGAGCTTATTGCCGCCCTCGTCCTCTGCCTTCATAACGATCAAGTCTACCATAGCGCCAACTGTGGTGTTGTTCAGGAAGTTGGGGTGCTTCTTCTGCAACTGGTCTAAGTCATAGCAGGTAATGCTTCTGCAATACAACTTAAATGCTCCAGATTCGTCACCCCATTCTGGCACCTGTACTTCTCGCGCCTCAACCTTTCTTCTACTGCGTAACTCTTTAGCTAATCCCATGGTTTAATCCCCTTATGCTGTTGCTTCAGTTACTGCTCCGCTGCACTGGATGGAGAAGCTGGCCTCAACCATGCCGTCAAAAGAACCAGTAATAGAACGCGAAGTCACAATGCCGCCACCAGTGAAATAGCTCTCACCAGTACCAGTTCCTGTAGGATAGATTTCAAAGTCTACAGAAGCACGCTCATCAAGAACAAGCTGCTGTGCGTCAGCTTCGTCCCAGTAGCATTCGATAGTCACTGTATTAGTCTTCAAACCTTCTTTATAAGTTCGTGCGGTATCGCCCATTACACTGTCTTCAATGGTATCTGCTGAACCATCAAACGTGAAAGAACGTACCTCACCCACAACGGCCACAGAGCCGCCTGATGCTGCGATTTTTACTACACCTGATGCGCCTGTTTTAGTCGCCATGATTGTTACCTCTAAGTAAAGTTAAGTTGTGCCGCGAGTGTACTGGTACAAAACACGGATTGTCATAATGACCCCACCAACGGGGTCAATAGAACCTTCATCGATCTCGACTCTAGTTATCTGCGTATCTAGTGCATAACCACCACGCAAACGGTCAACGTCAAGACCCTCTTCAATTGCTTCGATAAGATTGTTTCGGGCTGTATCAATAACAGACCCTTTAACGTAGCAAATAAATTCGTAATTTATAGTAGCCATACGCTGAGTGATTGACCCACCGATGCTGCTATCTTCTCTATCCTCATCTGCACTGCGGACAAGTATAGCTGGAAACTGTGCGCTTGATAACTTAGTAAAATCAAACGGCTCTCTAGTCACATACTTAATATCTACGGGCGTTTTAACAGCCTGCAGAGTAGCGACTAAATTGTTTGCTATGTTCTCTCTTACACTCATTTCAACGCCCTAAAGAATACTTCGCCCAGTTGCTTTTCTTCCCTATCACTAAACCCAAAAAACGGTCTAGTCTTATTGTTCATTGCAGCCTTCTTTGACTCAGTGGCTCTAGTAAAGAATATCTCAGCCTGCCTGCTGCTTGCCCTTGATGTCATAGAACTTAACATCTGACCTGTAAACTGTAGGTCTGGGTTTGTGCTTCTGCCTCTACTAGCCCTAAATGCAGCATAGATAGGCGTATACTTCTTAAACTTTCCACCCTTAAAGCCAACACCTTTACTGGTTCTAGCCTCAATAATATTAATACCAGCCTGAGCAGTAATCGACAGCGCCTTTTTAACACTGGCTGATAACTCTTTGCCTTTTTTGCCAATACGCTTTGCAACGTCTTTGGCATTGGTATTAATCTTTACATCCATTATCTGTCTAACCGCTGTCCGACAGGTTGCTTCTCATCATAATCAACAGTGCCATCACCGTCCTCATCATAATCAACGCCATCAGCCAATACAGATTCTAGCTCTTCGCCGTATCGTGCCTTGTAAAAGTCGATCATATTTCCGAATCGGTCGCCATCTACCCAGTTAGTCAACTGCGGTAAGGCATAACGCCATAGAACCAAATAAGCCGAAACCATAGTAAACTGCGTTGCTGTGAGCTTAGTGTTATCCATCTCGCCAGCTATATTCTTGCGGGGCCACCACTTGATTCGTAGCTCTCGCTGTATGTCTGCCTGTGCTTTCGGGTGTTCCAATACAAAAGACTCGATGCCAAGATCGAGAATATCGGGTATCAGTTTTAATAAATCTGCATCGCTTGAATAAGCCATTACCATTTCACCTTATCTGCCCAGTATGCCGCTGATGCTGTTTTATCTTTGCGGCCTCTTGCTATATCTTTTGCGAACCTAGCCTTAAACGATCTGCGTTTAGCCTTGTCTGCTTCTGATTCGTTCTTGCGGGGTGGCTTGTTGTCTGCACCCTTTTGACCGAATCTGATTAGCCTAATCTTGTCGCCTTCTTTAGCAAGTACAGCGTGGCTCTTGCTGTCATGCTTGGGGGTGCGCTTGGGCTTGTTGTAGCCCTCAAACCTTTCACCGCGATAAGTTATAGCCATATAAACCTCTAATAAAAGCCCCCTCCGAAAAGGGGGCGATTAGTCTTACAGTGCAGCGTCAGACAGAATCTCAACACCGAATGCATCGTCAAGCTCGGCTACGCCATATACAGCAGTAGCGTTCAGCTCGAAGGCACGCAGAGACTCATCACGCTGAGGAGCAATGTTGAAGTCGCGCTTCATAGCGATCATCAGAGCTTCAGGAGCAAATACAGCGCCCTTAGCGTCGTCAGAACCGTCGATAGCTACGTTGGCAGACTCATATACATTGATGCCAGCGATAGTACCAACATAACCGCTGCGCATTGCTTCGTTCTGCAAGTCGCCACCATTGGGGTTAGCAAAGGTGTTGGTCAGGTTAGCTTTCAACTGGTATGCCTGATAAGGGTGTACTACAGCGTTGATCACGCCAGTAACCTTGTTAGCACGCAGAGTAGCAGCAGCCTTGAACAGGTCAGCTACAGTGATCTCAGCGCCAGCAGTACCGATAGAACCAGAGAAGCCGTCAAACAGGGCAATCAGGTCAGTATCGATCTTAGTAGCAATAGCGTTACCCAGAACAGTTCCCAGCTCAACAGCAGGGTTTCCGTCACCGTAGGTAGCCATGTCAGTCAGCAGAACCTGTGCGCCTACTTCGCCAACAGTTACAGAAACTGAGCTAGTAGATACAGTGGTGCTAGACATGTCAGTGCCTTCGGTCAGGTCAGCAGCAGCGATTGCTGGGTACTTAGGAACCTGAATGGTCTTGCCAGCTTGGGCTTGGATGTTGTACTGAGTTACCAGACCCATCATTAGTGATTGCTCTTCGGCAGTGAAACGAGCCTGAGCGACGATATTGACGAACAGGTCGTCGAGAGTTGTTGAAGTTGTTGCAGCCATGATAAATGCCTCTAAATAAAATTAAATTGTGGTTTGGTGGTTACTTTTTCTTCATAGCAGCAAATGCTTCTTTGCCGCCATTTTCCCAGTTAGCAACCATATCTGCCACAGATTGAGGCTTCTGTGTCGAGCCACCAGCGTTACCCATCGAGCCAGTGCCACCTTGGGAGGCTTTGACCATATGTGGGTTTACTGTCAAGAACTCCGCTACCATCTCATTGACTGATAACAGATCACCGCTGTCATTGTAACGCGGCACTCCGTTAGCGTCTAGCACCTCAACCGTGCCGTCATCTGACAGTCTGGTTTGGTCTTTTAGTAGCTGAGAGACTTGAGTCGGATTAACAGCGTTACTGTTTGAAGCTGCACCCAGAATCGCTCCATCTACTAGCGTCTGTTGCAACTTAGACTTATAACTCTGTATCTCCATGTCTTTCTTTTCGACCGTTTGCTTCAGGACTTTATCAAACTCCCCGCGCTCTTTCTGTCGCTCTAGCTCTGCGGCTTCTTTCTTTGCCAACAGGTCTTTTGCTTCATCAAGGTCAACGCCAGACAGTCTTTTATCGAACTTGCGCTGCTCTCTAGCAACACGATCCGCAACAATGCGGTCTAGTTCTTCCTGAGTAAAGGTCTTAGTTTCCTGAGTTTCTACCGCCGCAGTTTCAGTCTCTGCTTCTGTTTCCATGATTTCATCGCTCATGTTACGAACCTCTTAAAGAGTATTGGTGAATCGCGAGTGTAGCATATATTTACTTTTTTGGTTTCTTCTTCTTCTTTGGTCGTCCAACCTTACTACCGTATGTACCTTTACCTTGTGGCATATGTCACCTCTTAAAAAACGCCTCTGAATCTATGACGGCAGTTATAGCCGCCCCGCACAACGAAAGGATCACCGCTAATCTTTCCTGCCCAACTGCCAGACCAGATTTCCTCGATCTCTTCTTTCGTATAGGTTTTGCCAACATGCTTTTGGCAGAAGTCTCTAGTGGCCGAATCATCTGGGCCATAATATTTAAACTCAGTCGCACCAGCATCAAGGGCTAATTTAGTATTGATAGACGCATCGAACTGCATAAGACCGTCATGCAATGCCTGCTTTGCATATCTACCTAGACTGGCATCTACTGACTGTTTAATAGTGTTTAAGCTATTAGCAAATGATGTGCCTGTCAGGGTGCTTTCGTACAGCTCCTTAGAGACTGCATCTAGGAAGTTTTGCCCTAGATCATCGAAGCCCTGAAATGTAAAAGATTGAAGCTGTGAAATAATGGCAGGGTCTATCTTAGTAACATCGCCATAGGTTTTAAGCATCACAAACGCTTCATCAGCAACAACAGCGTATTCCCTGACAATGCTATCCACAGTGGCTAGATATTCCTGCTCTATAGCCTCACGCAACTCAACCCTAGCCGCCAGCGCCCACTCTAAATCGAACAGGTCGCCATCCCTCAAAGGGGCGGTAGCCATAAGGTCAGCTATACGGTTTTCCAGTTTCAGCAGTGCAGCGGACAAAAGTTCCTGATGTCTGTCCGCTCTAGCGATTACTGCTCTTAGCTGGTCAACGTCTGCTGGCATTAGAACTGACCAACACCGCCAGAAGTATCAGAGCCTTCTTCTTTAGGCTCAATTAGGGTGTCTCCACCCTCTACATCATCAAGCCCAATCTTCTCCCTAACCTCGTTAGGCGTAACCACGCCAGCATCAATGTGGTAGCTGTATATTTGAGTTTTCTCAGAGAAGTCGCCCAGCACAGATGCTTTCTCTTCAATCTCAGCGTGAGCCTTAGCCAAAGCCTCATCATCAAGGAGCAGGTCGCTGATCTTCTTGTCAATCTCCATTGCAAGAGTCGCAGACTTAACGCCTGTAGCTCTCATCTGCTGTAGGAACATAAGCTCTTTATCGTAGTCACGTAGGTCGAATGCGTCTGGGTAGAATATCTCTACATCTGGGGTGATATCCTGCCAGTCACAGAACAACAGCCACAACTGTTCCTCGGCAAGCTCTAGTATGTCGGCTTTTTCTGATAGCTTGGCATTAAGCATCTGAAACTCAGTCTGCATAGCAACGCCTGATTGCGTCATAGCTTGAGTACCGCGCACAGCACCCATATGGCTCATGCGGTTGATTGACTCTACTTTATCGGTTATCGATGCACGAACAGCATCCAGATTCTGACCGCTAGGCTGCAACTGGTAAGGCTTTAGCTGCGCGTCCATATCATCGGGGAGATTGATAATAGCTCCAGCGCCTGCACTTGCGTCGGTGCCAAACGACTTAACCAAAGTAGGGTGGTTAGAGATACGGATTAGCTGCTCGATCTCTGATAGCTCTTGATAGATAGCCCTCTGCATATAGCTTGCATCTGCTATATCACTTAGTCCTATACCTCTAGTGACTGAGCGTTGCGCAGGTAGGAACACAGCGGGAATGCGACCCAGCACGTTATCATCTACCTCAATCATCTTGTCTAGGTCATTAACTGAATGCCACTGCTCTACGCGGTCTTTATACCAAACGCGGTAGTAGCTCTCTGTGGTTGTTTCGTCAACACGAATAACGCTTTCCCTGACCTTCAGATAGTCAAGCTCAAAGCGTCCGCTGGCGGTGCGTACATAGTTCCAGTCAAGAACATTCTCAGGGGTAAACATTGTTACATAGGGTCGGATGTCTTGCTCCAGCTCTTCTGCCTTTGTACCAGCAGTAGACTTAGGCTTGTCCATCATTAGCCATACATGACCATAGACGCTTGACCAGATCTGAGCTTCACGCATAAACGCATTAAAGCTGCGACCATCAAGATCAGCATCCTTTAAGAAAGGCTCAAGGGCCACGTTATTAGCTGCGCTGTTGTAGGCTCTAGTAGGAGGTACACGCCATAGGAAGCTGCTGTAGATGTGGACGATATTTTTACAGTGGTTATCTAACGGAGTCAGATCAAGTCTGCGGTCATAGTCATCTGTGGTTTCAGATATGTAGCGCGTTAGGTATGCGCCATTAAAGTAATCTTGCCCACCCATATAGCTGCGAACATAAAACTCCCAGCGTGCTTCGTACTTATCATAATCAGGGTGCGTTGTATCTGCGTTCAATCTCATCAAGTCCACCTTTGTGGTTGTGGTGTGGCGTATTCAGTGCGAACTGGGAACAGGTATTCCACTAAGTATCCAAGGGCATCGTTCATATGATCGTAGCCATCTTCTTTATTAGGAATGCTCGTACCTTCTTTGTATGTCTGCCTCTCAAGCGACTTAATAGTCTGCTTGCATTTCGGGCTGATGTACAAATGCCGCTCACCATCACTTGACAGTAAACGACTATTCACAGCGTTGATTCTATCCCTGACCAATGCGTGTGAGTTCTTCGCCTTAACGCTAAATCCTGCGTTTTGTAAGATCGACAAATCAGTTCGACCACCAGCAGAGGTTTTCCGCTGTCTTGATGCTGGGTCTGGATAAACAATAATATTGCGTCTAGGGTAGCGGTCTATTATCTCCGCAACCATCTCATCAGTGTTAGACCCGTACATGACTATCTCGTCAACGGCAATCAGCGTCCCGCCTCTACGAATACAGATAACGGCAGACATGGGGTCTAAATTGAAGTCCATCCCAATGTGGAGTGTACCACTATCGTCATCAATCGCCAACACAGACTCTTCGCGATTAAAGCCGTAATAGATTAGGCCAGCATAGGTTACAAATGCTGCCTCATACTCCTGTTTAAATGTTCGCTCATCTAGGTCTTGACGGGCAGCGTCAATCTCTTCCTGCGGTACGTTGCCACCCTCAAGGGTTGTGTATTGAAATGACTCCCAATCTCCTTCGCCATTGATCCCAGATGCCCACAGATCATAGAAGTGATTGCGCCCTTTAGGTGTACCAATAAACAACGCACCCCCTTGCCTATCTGATAGAGATGCCCTGCATACTTCGTACCAAGTCTCTGGCCGCATATCTGCAAACTCGTCAAGGACAATATAGTCCAAAGCTCGTCCTCGCAGGTTGTTGGGTTTCTCTGCGCCCTTTAGAGCAATGTATGATCCGTTAATCAGCTTGATAGTCAGGGAGGTTTCGTTGGTCTTGGCAATATACTCTGTAGGGATAGTGCCAATCAGCATGTTCCAGCATATCTCTTTCGCAGCCCCGTAGGTGGGGGCAACATACCAGACGTTCTTATTGTCGCCAGATATAGCTGCCCTTAGCAGAGCAGCAGTAGCTGTAAAGGTTTTGCCAAATCGCCTGCCAGCAACGACAGAAACAAATCGAGCCTTAGATAAGAATATCTCAGACTGCGGTTTTGTTAATTGCATCGGCATCCACGATTATATTGATTGGGGGTATCTCTTTGACTGGCTCGATATACTCATCACCCCAAGACTCTCTATCTCTTTTCTTCAAGTAAAAGATAATAGAGGTAGTGTCACCACCAACGGCCTTGTCATACAGAGCGTTAGCAACTTCCCTAATACCCTCGCTCCTTCCTTTTTTTATAGCCTCAGCAAACTCAGGGTATTCGTTCTGGCGCTCATATACGGTCGTATGGCTAACACCTAAGCAATGGGCTATCTGCATAACAGTTAAGCCCTTGGAAGCCATCTCCTGCGCTTTTTCGCAGGTTTCTTGGTCAGGTATCCACTTAGGTCGGCCACCACTCATTGCTCAGTCCCAAACATCTCTTCTGCCATTGCTGCAAACTCTCTAAAGCCTTCATAGGGTTCGATGGTTGATAGCTCATCTACCATATTAGCAACACCATCCTGCCAGTCGATAAGCTCTTCTCTGATCTTATGTCTTTGGACATCAGTTGTCATTAACGATTCAATAATCGCATCGAAGCGGATTATCTCGTCGTTTAACTCGTAGTCGAAGCAATCTTCGAGCGATTTGGTAAGGTTTAAATTATCCATGTGACACCCCTATGTCAGTAGATTAGCGGCATTATGGCATGGTTTTAACCAAAATGTAACTATGTAAGATCGTCAGCAGCGACTGCGCCAAGCGAGAGAATCACAAAAACTATCATGTAAATTATCACTGTTTGCCCCCTTGTAGGTAAGTTAGGGCGGCATTGTATAGAAGGTTGTGTCATACCTGAAATGCATTCTACTGATTCCATAAATACCAAAAATGCATACTGTAATGTACATTGTAATGTATAAAAAAACCCCCCAGCCAAGTACAAATCGGTCTGAGGGGGTGGGGGTAAGGCTCGCAACGACTTTTAACGAGCCTTGAAAATAGTAGTCCGTTTCGGCTCCCCAGTGGACTAATCTGGGTCAAAAGGTCAAGGGAACCTCGGCCTAGTAAATTATAACCTCATATATAATACAAGCAGCCAAAAGGGATGCAGTCGCTACAAAATGCAGCCTATATACCGTCACTGGCTCACTAAGCCATTGTTTAAATTTATTAATCTTGTCGCCAGCTTTTGCTTTTCTGATTGCATTGTCAGCGTAGGCGTTAGCCTCATTGATTAGCGTTTTAACGTCCATTAGTGGCTCCCCATGACAAGTCTGTCTAAGTGGTTAAGGTCTAGGAAAGAATCCATTACAAGCTCTTCCATGCTAGGCTCAAGGTACATGTATAACTGATGTCTAATTTCCTCAAGGAAGTCAGGCGTATCTAGTATGTCCTCAAAGTCATCTAGAGCCTCAGATAAATAGGCATCGTTATCCACATCCTTAGCGTTTCTATCCGCAGCATCGCGGAACATAGCAGCAGCCATCCTAGATGTAGCATCTTCGCTGTATATCGCTTCTAGGGCCAGCAAAGGCTTATCGCTGACTGTGTGTGGGAATACGTCATCCATCCAAGTCGGGTGAGTAATTAGCCATAGACAGATTAAGCCGTCTTTAGTCTTATCTGGCAATTCCTGATAACTGCCTTCCCACATTGGGGTTTCGTCGCGAATAAGACCAACTGCGTCATTTAATACTTTGTAAGACATTAGCACACCCCCAGATTAATGCAGTCGTTGTATTCCATGTTGCCGACAATAGCAAATAAGATTAGCAGAGCCATAGCCCCTACAAAAAACTTTCTAGCCTCAGCTATGTCCTGAGCTTTTTGCTCGCGTTTCTTGATATCGTTTAAACAGCATTCGTTGATCTTCATATTATTCCCCTTGGTTTTTGATGCCCCCCGTAGGGGGCGGTTAGATTAGTAAGTGTAGAAGCCCTTATCACAAGCTAGGCCGATATAGCCACCAACACATTTAGGGTTAGTGATAACTCCATTAAGATCAATCGCGGCATTCCATCTGCCCCATGCTTCGTTAAAAAATACAACGTAATTTGCAGGATGGTCAAGCATGTGATGCTCACCTACCATCTTAGCAACTTTAGCAACTGCTTTTTCTGCTGCGGCTTCGGTAGCGTAATTCTTGCAAGGATTTTTGTTTTCTTTGCGGTAAGACTCGATGCGGCTAGTAACTGATTGAATAATGTTCATTTGTTTAAACCTTGTTTAATTGATTGAGGTGTAATTATGCGCCCTTCCCCCCCTAAAGTAAACCCTTTTGTATATATTATTATGGAATAAAAAGAACCTGCCTATAACTTTTTCGTATATGGAACGAAAATTTGCGCATATAAATGCAAAAATACGACACTTTACTGCTCTACATCTCACCTATGCGCCATTCTTGCTCTTTGATCTGCTCTTTTAAGTCTCTGGCGAACTGGATTACTTCTTCTC